CTACCCTGGTGTGTTTGACTTCGCAGCCACTAAGATGTCCCTCAAGAAGTGGGAGATCGAGCTGGGGCTGCATCACAAGGAGCTCGGTATTCCTTGGGATGAGAATGTCCCCGAGGAGCGCTGGGAAGAAGTCGCGGAGTACTGCGATAACGACGTTATTGCGACTGAGGAGGTCTTTAACCACCTCCATTCAGACTGGCAGGCTAGGCTTATGTTGTCTAAGCTCTCTGGTCTGACTCCTAACGACACGACAAACAAGCACAGTCAGTTCATTATCTTCGGAAAGAACAGGAATCCTCAGAATGAGTTCGTTTACACCGATCTCTCACAGCAATTTCCTGGCTATCAGTTCGCTTACGGTAAATCTACATACCGAGGCGAGGAAGTCGGTGAAGGCGGGTACGTCTATGCCGAGGAAGGGATCTACGTCGACGTCGCTCTTCTCGACATTGCGAGCATGCATCCCACTTCAATCGAGTGTCTCAACCTCTTCGGAGACAAGTACACTCGACGTTTCAGCGAGATCAAGCAGGCCCGAGTAGCAATCAAGCACCATGATGATGAGACTGCCCGAAAGTTGCTAGATGGAGCCCTCGCACCTTTCCTCGAGGAAGGGGTCGACTATGAGGCACTGGCCTTCGCGCTCAAGATCGTCATCAACTCAGTGTACGGACTCACTGCGGCAAAGTTCCCCAATCCTTTCAAGGACCCGCGGAACGTGGACAATATTGTTGCAAAGAGAGGTGCACTATTTATGGTGGACCTCAAGCACTATGTCCAGGAGCAGGGCTTCGACGTTGCACACATCAAGACCGACTCGATCAAGATCCCAAGGGCTACTCCCGAGATCATCGAGAAGGTCATGGAGTTCGGCAAGAAGTACGGCTACACATTCGAGCACGAGGCTACTTACGACCGTATGTGTCTCGTGAACAAGGCCGTGTATGTCGACTACTGTGATGGGAAGTGGGGCGCCACTGGTGCTCAGTTCCAGCACCCATACGTCTTCAAGGAGCTCTTCTCGAAGGAGGAGCTCACAATTGAGGATGTATCGGAGACCAAGAGCGTCACTACCGCTCTATATCTCAACAACGGCACAGAAGAAGATCCAGATCTCGAGTTCGTCGGTAAGACTGGCGCATTCGTACCCGTTAACCGTGGAGGCGGGATCCTACTCCGCGAGAAAGATGGCAACTACCATGCCGCAACAGGCTCTACCGGTTACAGGTGGGTACAGTTCGAATCCTTCAAGAAAGCGCACCCGGACGACTGGAAGGAGTACGTCGCGTGGGACTACTTCGAGGGTCTTGCTGAGTCTGCGAAGGCTGCAATCAGCGAGTATGGCGACTTCGAGGCCTTCACCCTTGGAGCTTGACGGGTATATCTGGGATGGAGACAACGATGGCTGAACTTCAACTGGTTTGAGTGGAAGGTCTATATGTTCTCTCAGTCCGGTATGAACGAGCTCATATTCATGCCTGATTCGGGTATTCGTAATGTTACTAGTCTCTCGAAGGAGGTGAAGTGATACAATGTGTGGACACTGGGTATGGTACTGGGCCGGCTGGTACTATGGCGGATGGCGCAGAATGTTCGTCATGGATGCGGCATGTGGTCGGCGTAACTACACCTGACCAAGTATAGCGCGAAAGCCCCCGGGTCTGTAAAAGGGCCCGGGGGTCCGCGTCAGAATCTGGGGGTAATATGAGACCCATCTACTCGAAAGGAATACTCATGCTGCCCGTTGCCAAGATTATCATCTCCGGACTCTCCTCCATTGGAGCTGGTATGATTGCTAGCAGGCTTACCAAGCCCATCGTTTCGAACTCTAGAGGAATCTGTAAGATTCTCCTCTGGTTCGGTTCTGTGGGCACTGGTATCGCCGCTAGCGCAATCGTTGCCCGCGAAGTGGAGAAGCAATTCGACGAGACTGTCAAGGCCGTCAAGGACGCTCGAGACCAAATCGAGATCGAAGACTGATCTCAAACCCTATATCTCTACATGGGATATAGGTCTTTCTCTAGAAAGGAGCACACATGGGAAAGCTTGTAGCACATCCAAATCGGATCACGATTGACGGAGAGTTTCTCAGTCTTGAGGACTGTTTCGAGGCATTCAGGCGTAGCATCGAGTATGCCGAGGAGCACACCCGAGATGAGATTATCGTCATCTGCAACTCAATTGACACGATTGAGTATCAGCGAGACAACGGCAATAGTGTCCTCGTGACTTATGATGATGTCCACAAGGTCATGATCATGCGGATCTTCCTCAATGAGGGGGACCAGGTGATCAAGCCCATCTATATCTTCAACCACCGTGAATATCAGATCGCCTGCGACTTCATGCGACAGGTCACCTCGGCAAACCTCAAACTCAAGAAGGAGTGGCTTGTATGAGCCAGCGAGACAAGAGCATCATTGACTACTTCACCCCAGATGGCCAGCTTCGAGAGGAGGCGGGTGAGTTCGAGGGACTGGACCTGGAGCCCTTCATCGACAAGCGGTCTAAGGTTACACCTGCTTTCTCCAGCGCACTCATGGGTGTCATGCAGTTCGATCTCGAGAACGATGTCGAGGTCAGCTTCTACCGCCAGCCTAATTGTGTCTTCGGGGAGATATCTTACCCCAACGGAGTGAAGACCATCCTCTTCAAGTGCCGCCAGCGCAAGAACCTGACCGGGTTCATCCATAAGGTCCTGGAGATTGGTTCCTGGGACACCACTCGAGTTCACACCGACTTCCGTATTAACGCTGACTTCTGAGGAGCACACAATGGCACGACTTGGCAACATCACTATCGAGAACGCCCGCATCTTCTTCAAGGACTTCTCTGCTTCCGGTCCTTTCGCCGGTGGTACGAAGCGCACGTTCTGTGTCGAGATCCCCGAGGACATGATCGAGGCCCTCGAGCGAGATGGATGGAATCTAAAGACCCGGGAGTCTCGAAATGACCCGGATGCTGTGATCCACTACCTCAAGGTGGAGGCGTCTTACCGGGCCCGGCCTCCAAAGATCGTCTGTATCCCGAACCTGACTCGACGGAAGGTTTACATCAGCGAGCAGACAATCGACTCTCTGGACTACGTCGAGATCCTGAATGTGGATCTCACTATCAATCCATACCAGTGGGAGGCGAATGGAAACTCCGGCGTCAAGGCATATCTGGGAACCATGTATGTCACGATCGCCGAGGACCCGCTTGACGCTAAGTACGCTGATGAGGAGGTGGCTGCCTGATGCTCGTTAATGGACAGGAACTGTACGAGGCCTGGGTTAAGTGGACCGAGTCCGAGGAGACACGTAAGATTCCCTTCGTCATCCAGAGCGAGACTTGGTGGGGTGATGAGCGTCATATGTTAGTCCGTAATATGGCGCCCTTGCCGAATTATCCTACCCATTATGAGGTGAAGATCTTCAACCACAAGTTCCGCCCCGTCACAATCTGGATCAACAAGACACACGAGTTCGAATCTATTGAGGATGGTCGTTTCAAGGCCATCGACTGGAGGTAATCATGCGACGCTACGGTTTCTTCAACTTCCTGTTTGATGTCTTCATGGTCTCGGTGACCGGAGGATTCTGGCTCATCTGGATCTTCATCAGGGAGATGCGTCGCGGCTGATTTTATACCCCGGGGTCTGTAAAAGGGCCCCGGGGTCTCCACTCATAGAAAGGACACACGTGGCTAGCCGACTTATCGTCACTGCTGACGACATTCTGAAAGCCGTACAGGAAGCAGAGCGACTTGAGGCGGAGAAGCTGCGCAAGGCACAGGAGCAAGCACGTGCCGAGCGAAAGCCCATCCCGATTGAGCTGCCGAAGAAACCTGGGCGAGAGATCGTCCTAGATTACATCAAGAACCCCGAGAGGCGCAAGCATCCACGGTTCTCCATCAAGACACAGAGTCGTACTGAGAACAACAACTACTGCTTCGTGATCAATGTCTCGGCGATTCGAAACCGTGAGCTCGCTGATGAGATCTGTGAAGATCTTCGTCAGTTCATGGACTACATTCTCGAAGAGTACGACATCCCGAAACGTCCACCGCGTCCGAAGAAAAAGAAGGAGCAGAAAAATGATTAAGTACCTTAGTGTCAAGGAAGGCCCTGTCGATATCAATGATCTCCGAGCTCGGTACCTCGGGGCGATTAAGACTAATGAGGGTGTTGTCCTGCCGAAGTTCGTCCACAACGGAAACACGTATCTCATCTCCGACATTAGCCCCCTGATTAATGACAAGTGGCTCCTCGTAGTCATGAGTGAGAACGGAATGGTCACTCGGTTCAGGGTCGGGAGCGGAGACCTTGTCTGTGATGGAAACGACATCATGATTGAGGAGGATCTCCGGGTATACGACTGGAAGAAGTACTATGACTACTGGATGCTCGATGGCAGAAAGCCAGCCCCATTCCTCTACGAGGGAATCGAGTACACAGTCAAGTCATTCACTCGGATTCCTGGAGCAGATGAGTTCTGGATCGTAGCGGAGCGTGAGAAGGGACACTGGTACACTTTTGTTCTCTCAAACGACCTCAAATCGAAATTTATTCGCCATCGCATTACAAAAGACGGGGGTCATCAGTCATATGAATGGGTCCTTGAGAATGTCAAGTGGGTCACTGAGCAGCGTCGGTACTTCTGAGGTGGTAGCCGAGCATATTTCAAAGGAGAGCAAAGTGAAGTCCAAGACAAAGTCCGCAGACGAGTTCTTCGAGTTAGTTCGATACACATTCTCCGGACTCACATCTACTCGAGTGAAGATGAACATTCCGGAGACGGAAATTGTTGCCCGGGTCAACAGTATACACCAGGATGGAAAGTCTGTCATTCTCACATTCACAGACGATACTGAGTCATATTCATACGTCTTCTTCGATCCTGACAAGTGGGAGTTCCATTTCGTTGAGCCCACTGCATTCAGTAGTGGATACTACACGGCACACAGAAAGGATGCACCAATGCCGTATCAGCAGACAGACGATGTCACCATCTCCGAGTTCGAGGGCATTTTCGTCTCGGACACGTTCTCCTCGATGAAGCCCGTGACTTTTTACCACCAGAAGAGGTTCTGGACGGTCATGCATGTCTCTGAGAGCCTTGCTCATGATGGGAAGTGGTTCGTCTGGCTCAAGGACCACCACTCCGATGACATGACCCGCCTCACGGTGAAGGAGTCCCAGACATTCACCTGGATGCACGGAGACAAGTGCTGGCGCCTCACGATGGAAGTCGAGGAGATCACTGACCTCGAGAAGATCAAGCATGTCCTCCGAAAGGATGGACTCGGTCAGATCTTCGTCTCCGGTGTGGAGATGCAGTTCGTCCGGTGCCAGGAAATCGCAAAGGGGGTGCTCTTCTTCGTCTTCAATAACAAGGATAACCAGAAGGAGTACTTCTATGCCGGTCGAAGCACGAAGCTCCGTATCTTAACAAACTTGGATACCATGGAGGAGAAGTACTGCCTCGATCACGCCAGGGGTATGCGAATTGGCTGAGGAGATCTGGAAAGAAATCCCCCACCCCTTCTCGAAGTATGAGGCCTCTAGTCTTGGGAGGGTGAGGAATACCAAGACTAAGAGGATCCTCAAGCCTCAGATGTGTACCGATGGAGTTCCTGGGTATTCCATGTTCCGGGATGACCGCCACACACAGAACCTTGTGAGGGCTGGGGTCTGGGTCTGGCGCACGTTCTATGGAGATCCGGGGTCGCACTACTATGTCCGCCATATTGATGGCGACAAGAGTAATGCCGCTCTGGAAAACCTGGAGCTCATCTCATGCTCGGACTACCGGACTGCTTGGTATGCTGACTACAACGCTCGGATGGATGCTCTGTTCGAGGAGACCCGTTCTGAGCTTGACGACTACATCTTCGGCTCTTGTGTGGAGTCTGAGGCAGAGAGGAGATCTCGAGTAGGATGACAGTTACGTACCGACCTGAGCAGATCCAGGCGGTGCGTCAACTGCAAAACGGCAGTATCTTGGCAGGGGGGGTTGGTTCAGGGAAGACCCTGACAAGCCTGGCGTGGTACCTCACGTCGGTTTGTAACGCCGCCTCGTTCAAGAAAGGGGGGTCCTTGGCTAAGAAACGAGTCAAGGGCTCCCCTACGCTGTATGTCATCACAACCGCTAAGAAGCGGGACTCCCTTGAGTGGGAGGAAGAAGCTGCGCGTCTCGGTCTGAGTACAGATCCTGCATGTAGTTTCACAGGTTCATCCATTGTGGTGGACTCGTGGAACAACATTGGGAAGTACTCGGATCGAGAACATTCGGTATTCTTTTTTGATGAGCAGCGGGCTTCCGGCAGTGGGCGCTGGGTCAAGGAGTTCCTCAAGATAACGAAGAAGAACACCTGGCTCTTGCTCTCAGCGACACCTGGAGATGTCTGGATGGACTACCTCCCTGTGTTCATGGCTCATGGGTTCTTCAGGACTCGTACGGAATTCCTTGAGGATCATGTCATATTTGACAGGTTTGTGAAATACCCCAAGGTCAAACGATACATAGGGGAGGTAAAGCTACAGAGATTCCGTCGAAGTATCCTTGTAGAGATGCCGATGGAGAGACACACTACTCGTGTGAGGAAGACGATCTATTGTGACTATGACCATGACTTGTACAAGTGGGTGGTCAAGAATAGAATGGATCCTTGGACAAACGAACCCCTCAGAGACGCTGGGGGAGTATGCAGAATCTTGAGAAAGGTGGTCAGTGATAATGACTGGCGTTCAGACGAAACCCTCCGCTTACTCGCAAGCCATGAGAGAGTTATCGTATTCTACAACTACAACTATGAACTGGAGCGAATTCTTGCAGTTGCGGATCGCGATGGACGTCCTTCGGCACAATGGAATGGACATCGGCACGATCCTGTGCCAGGAGGAGAGCGATGGGTCTATATCTGTCAGTACACCTCGGCGGCAGAAGGATGGAACTGTACTAGTACCGATACAGTTCTCTTCTGGTCGCTGAACTACTCGTGGAGGGTGACGGAGCAATGCGAGGGTAGAATTGACCGGATGAATACTCCATATTCTCGGTTGAACTACTACTTCCTCGAGTCGAGATCGTCAATTGATCAAGCCGTGCGACGTTCGCTCTCGGCGAAACGGGTCTTCAATGAGAAGGCCTTTGCGGGGTAAACCAATCGTGTGACAGGGGTCTAAATCGTGGTTACAGTTTGTATGACTGGCCCACTTTTTAGGCCCCTGGCCCACTTTTTTTGTTACTGGAGTGACTGATGTTACTTGTCACACGAATGTGGGCCAAAAAAGTGGGCCACGGTGTCACACGTAATGTTGGACTTTTCCTTGGAATTGCAACGAAAAGTCGGGGTGGGCCATTTTTTGTGAAATTTATTAATTGATTGATTGATTGAGTTTTTTTTATTATATACAGTATAGGATTTTTCACGTTTTTTTGGCCCACCCCTTCACACGAGTTGAATTTGATGATGTTTGATGATGCTTATCGGTGAGATTTTCACATACGTCACATCCGTAACAAAATGGGTCATACAAATTGTGTGACACCACTCGTCGCGATCCACGCATATAATGAATAGAAGGAATAGATAAAGCTTATCTATCCTTATAGGCTTACCCAGGAGCACACCATGCGTGAGTCACAGTTTCAGGCCCAGCTCATCAAGAAGCTGACCAAGATGCTACCGGGGATCGTCATTCTGAAAAATGACCCCAACTACATTCAAGGCATACCCGATCTGATTCTTCTCTACAAGAATCGATGGGCAGCTCTTGAAGTCAAGCGCGGAGCAATGGCTCCAGTCCGTCCGAACCAAGCACACTACGTTCGGACAATGCATGCTATGTCGTATGCAGCATTCGTCTACCCTGAGAATGAGAGCGAGATCCTCAGTGAAGTTCAACGATCACTCTGCGCTTAACGGCGCTCATGCTTTTCTCTCCGCCAGCAAGTATCACTGGCTCAACTACTCACCCGAGAAGCTGATGGAGTCCTTCCGTACTTCTCAGGCCGCGGCAAAGGGCACCCGCCTTCACGAGCTTGCAGCAGAGCATATTCGTCTGAAGATGCGTATGCCTCGAAACAAGGTGACGTTCAATCACTATGTGAATGACGCCATCGGCTTTCGAATGACTCCCGAGCAAGTTCTGTTCTACTCAGTCAACTGCTTCGGTACAGCGGATGCCATTTCCTTTGACAAAGGTCTTTTACGCATCCACGATTTAAAGACGGGGGTCCATCCCGCCAAGATCGATCAGCTTATGATCTATGCGGCTCTCTTCTGCCTTGAGTATGACGAACGTCCCGGAGCCATTAGTTATGAGCTCCGTATCTACCAGAATGATGAGATTCTGGTTTCTAATCCTGAGGGCGAAGACGTTGCCCGAATCATGGACACCATCATCCAATTCGACAAGCTGATCGAAAAGATCAAGGAGGAGGAAGCCTGATGGATCTAGCCCACTATGGTGTGAAGCGTAAGTCTGGACGTTACCCCTGGGGTTCCGGTAAGGACCCGCATCAGCACTCGGGCGACCTCCTCTCCACCATCAAGGAGCTCAAGGCAAAGGGTCTTTCTGAGACCGAGATCGCCAAGGGCCTTGGTATGACCACCACTCAGCTTCGAGCCCAGAAGTCCATTGCTAAGAACGAGAAGCGCAAGGCTGACGTTGCAATGGTGGCTCGGCTCAAGGAGAAGGGGATGTCTAACACGGCTATCGGCCGCCGTATGGGCATCAACGAGTCCTCTGTCCGAGCGCTTTTAGACCCCACCCTCAAAGAAAGGGCGGGGAGTACTGAAGCACTAGCCAAGGAGCTCAAGAAGCAGGTCGGCAAGGATGGTCTTCTCGATGTCGGACTCGGCGTTGAGGTCAACATGGGTGTAACAAGCACCAAGATGAAGACTGCAACTGCCATGCTTGAGGCTGAGGGCTATCACGTTCATAAAGTGAAGGTCACTCAGCAGACAACCGGCAAACAGACCGAGATGAAGGTCCTAGTGCCTCCGGGCATGGACTATAAGACGGTTCTTGCCAAGCGAGGGGAGATTAAAGCTCCCGGTGTCAATATTGAGGATGGGGGTCGTACCGTCTACGGTATCGAGAAGCCCGTGGCTGTGTCCAGTAAGCGCCTCAAGGTGCGATATGGACCTGAGGGTGGTACTGATATGGACGGCGTAATCGAGGTCAGACGAGGAGTCAAAGACCTGTCCCTCGGTTCTTCCAACTATGCCCAGGTTCGAATTAGTGTTGATGGTACACACTACCTTAAAGGTATGGCGATGTACTCGGATGACATCCCCAAGGGATATGACCTCCGGTTTAACACCAACAAGAAGCCCACCGGAAACAAGCTGGACGCCCTCAAGCCACAGACTGGTGATCCTGCAAACCCGTTTGGTTCCGTCATTCGCAAGCAGCTGCACTACACCGACTCTAATGGTAAGAAGAAGCTGTCTGCAATGAACATCGTCAATGATGAAGGAACCTGGGGGGACTGGTCTAAGACTCTAAGCTCCCAGTTCCTTTCGAAGCAGCCGGTCTCCCTTGCTAAGCAACAGCTTCAGAAGGTACGGGACAAGCGAAAGGCCGAGTTCGAAGAGATTATGGCCCTGACAAATCCCTCCGTCAAGAAGAAGCTGCTTCAGTCTTTCGCAGACTCTGTGGATTCTGACGCAGTGGATCTTAAGGCAGCCGCTCTTCCTCGGCAGGCTAGTCAGGTAATCCTCCCCGTCCCCAAGATGAAGACGACGGAAGTTTACGCCCCCAACTTCAAACATGGGGAGAAGGTTGTTCTGGTTCGTCACCCTCATGGTGGACGGTTCGAGATTCCCGAACTGACTGTCAACAACAAAAACCCCCATGCTCGGAAGGCAATAGGGACTAAGGTTAAAGACGCAATCGGGATTCATCCTAAGGTTGCAGAAAGGCTGTCTGGTGCTGACTTCGATGGCGACTCTGTTCTTTGTATACCTAACAATAGCGGAAAGGTCAAGACCTCCCCGGCCCTCAAAGGACTGAAGGACTTCGATCCCAAGGCTATGTACCCGGGCTATGAAGGTATGCCCAAGATGTCAGACAAGAATAAGCAGCTTAAGATGGGTGAGGTATCAAACCTGATTACCGACATGACCATCAAAGGTGCTACCCAGTCTGAGATTGCCCGGGCCGTTCGACACTCCATGGTTGTAATTGATGCACAGAAACACGATCTGAATTACAAGCAGTCGGAGATCGACAACGGAATCCCTGCTCTCAAGAAGAAGTACCAGGGCAAATCAAATGGTGGAGCATCCACTCTGATTTCCCGTGCTGGTTCTACAGCATACCTTCCTGATCGAAAGGCCCGTTCCGCTTCAAAGGGTGGGCCTATCGATAAAAGGACCGGCAAGAAAGTCTGGGAGGAAACCGGCAAAACCTATAAGAAACCCATCCTCGATAAAGAGACAGGGGAGACTATAGGTTGGAAAACCGAGAAGAGTATTGTCAAATCAAAGAAGCTGGCCGAGACTGATGATGCATTCTCCCTAGTTTCTAAAGACGGCAGTACTATCGAAACGGTATACGCCAATCACTCCAATGAACTGAAGGCCATGGCTAACGCAGCCCGTAAGGCTACACTTGCTATCCCTTCTGTTCGAAAGAACCCCCAGGCCGCAAAAGCCTACGCCTCTGAAGTTAAGTCCCTGAAGGCCAAAGTAAATGAGGCCCTCCGGAATAAACCCAGGGAACGCCAGGCCCAGGTACTCGCCGACGCTGTGGTAAGGGCTAAGAAGCAGGCTGATCCAAGCTTGGTCCAAGACAAAGAGCGCTTATCCAAAGTACGCCGCCAGGCTTTAGCCGAGGCCCGTTCAAGAACGGGGGCTGGCAAGAAGCCTTTTGCTATCACACCTCGAGAGTGGAGGGCTATCCAGGAAGGTGCTGTTTCACAGGCTGCTCTGAACAAGGTTCTTGAACTAGCTGATGAATCAGTAGTGAGAGAGCTGGCCACACCCAGGGCCCAGCCTAAGATCTCTTCTAGCATGGTGTCCAGGGCCAAGGCTATGAGTAGCAGAGGCAAGACTGCTGCTGAGATTGCTGAAGCTTTAGGGATCTCAACAACATCTGTACATCGTGCTCTTGAGGAGGGCTAGCCATACCATGGTATACACCCTCTCGCAGGGCCTCTACAAGGAGGTCTATCATGGCTAGGATGCTCAGCACAGTGGACAATCCTTACGATCCAAGGACTGCTTGGGACGAATGGTTTAACTATGACACTACCCATGGGTACAACACCTGTGGGCTGGTGGCTAGGCTGTGCACATCAAGCGATTCATTGACTGAAGAACTTGAATCAGAAGAAATTGAAAACTCAATTGATCGAATTCTTCGTTTAGATGGAACAAATTTCTATCAAACATTTGAAATCGATGATTGAAAAATAAAATTTCTTCTTCGACACCGGGGGGAGGGGTCCCGCAATTTGACCCCCCTCCCGTCATCGTCGCGCCCTCCATATTTTCCCCGGAGGGATCTTTGGGTTGCCAATTGGGGACTAGGTTCTAGGGCTCACAGGAAGTTTCTGTGTGCTCCTTTCTTCCTGCTGGTCTCGCTCAAATAGAGCCCTAGAATCTAGCCCACAATTGGCCCCAAACCCCTTCTATCTAAGGAGCAACTATGGGTAAAAGGGCCGCAACCCCATCCAAACCAGCACGAACTGTGGAACAACGAGAAGCGCAAATGATCAATCTAGCGCTTGAACTCGCTGAGAAGCAGCTTCGTGAGGGAACTGCACCGGCGACAACGGTGAACCACTACCTTAAACTTGCCTCCACAAGAGAACAGCTCGAGGTAGAGAAGTTGAGAAACGAGACAGCACTTCTCGAGGCAAAGAAGACAGCACTAATCAGTGCCGAGCAAGCCGAGAAGATTGCTAAAGAAGCTATCGAGGCCTTCCGTACGTACTCTGGAGCGGGAGATGTTACGGACATACAGTGAACTGACTCGCTTTGAGACCTTTGAGGAGCGGTTTGACTACCTGGCTCTCACCGGGCAAGTCGGTACCAGTACTTTCGGCTTCGATCGGTATCTGAATCAGAGATTCTACACCTCAACTGAGTGGAAAAAGGTTCGGAACCACGTTCTGGCTCGGGACGGAGCCTGTGACCTCGGGATTGAGGGACTTGACATCAGATACATGCCGCTAATACACCACATGAATCCGATTCAGCCCCAAGATCTCAAGGAATTCAATCCAGACGTCCTCGAGCCAGAGTTTCTCATCACGACAACCAAGAATACCCACAACGCGATACACTTTGGAGACCGATCGAGGTTGACACCACGAGTTGTTGAGCGTCAACCAAACGATCAGTGTCCTTGGAGGCTCTAATGGGGACCATTCTTGAAGATACTAAGAAGGCCATCGGCATCATGCCGGGATATGATGCCTTTGACGACCAGATCCTGATGCACATCAACACTGCACGTATGGATCTCGCACAATTGGGGCCAAAATGCAACACCCCGATTGAGAAAGATACCGCTTGGACTGTCTTCGATGACATCAATGACGAAGCGGCCATCAAATCTTACATCGCCATGAAGGTAAAGCTGATCTTCGATCCGCCTAGCAACTCCTTCTTGGTCTCAGCCTATCAGAAGCTGATCGAGGAGGCAGCATGGCGACTGATCTATCAGACCGAGGGGAAACAGAGGTAGAAGACCTCGTCCACCATGGTGTAAGAGGCATGCGGTGGGGAGTCATTCGAAAGAAGGCTGCCTCCGGACGTGCCGCAACTGCTCGAGCCTTTAAACAGACTGGGAGGATCACTGCAAACGGGGTCACCAAGGTCAAGAAGGCAAAGCAGGCTCATGACACAAGAGTTGCCGGAAAAGTTCAGGCCAAGAAAGAGGCCCGAGCCCGGAAGAAGTTCGGAAACAAGAGCTACAAGAAGATCGGCGACGCAGAACTCCAGTCTCGAATTAAGCGGCTGGAGCAAGAGAAACGCTATCGGGAGCTCAAGGCCGATCGCCATTTGGTTCGAGGTCGTGAGGTCACTCGACAGATCCTCGAAGGATCTTTGACCAAGGCTGGAACCTATGCCGGCAACAAGCTTCTTCGTTCTGCCTTCGATAAGGCAGCTGCTGGAGAACTCGGAGACGCCATTGGTAAGGCAGAGAAGGCCTCCGGGTCCAAGTCTGCTGAGAAGAAGGCCAAGAAGGCAGAGCAGGCCGCTAAGGAAGCCCACGAGGCTGTCAAGGAGGCCTACGAGACTGCATTCAAGCAGCCCAAGACTCCCTCACTTCCGAAATCGAAGCCTGCACCTAAGCAGATCGAGAAGCCGAAGTCCTACAAGCAGACTAAGCCCTCGCCAAAGAAGAAGCGATATCCTCGTAACCCTGGGAGCACCGCTAGATAATGCTCTCGAACACCGCAGTACCAAAATACTACGGACAGTTTCGGGATGCAGTCATTCAAGGCGAGATTCCAGTATGCGAAGAGATCTCCTGCGAGATGAATCGTATCGATTCTCTCATTGCGAATCCTGAATACTACTACGATGACAAAGCCATCGATGGATTCATCGCATACTGCGAGAATGAGCTCACGCTGTCCGATGGAGCCGACCTGCATTTGCTCGACAGCTTCAAGCTCTGGGCCGAACAGCTCCTAAGCTGGTACTACTTCGAGGATCGTCAGGTCTTCGTCCCCTACGAGGATGGAGTCGGCGGTCGATACGAGACCAAAACAGTAAAGAAGCGCCTTACAACCAAGCAGTATCTGATTGTTGCTCGTGGAGCAGCGAAGTCGATGTACATGTCTCTCATCCAGAACTACTTCATGGTGATTGACACTACAACGACACATCAGATCGCAACGGCTCCGACCATGAAGCAGGCCGAAGAAGTGATGGGCCCATTCAGGACCGCCATCACTCGAGCAAAAGGTCCGCTATACAAGTTCCTCACCGAGGGCTCTCTTCAAAATACAACTGGCTCACGGGCTAACCGCCAGAAGCTGGTTGCAACTAAGAAGGGCGTTGAGAACTTCCTGACCGGATCTCTTCTCGAGGTCCGACCCATGTCAATTGACAAGCTTCAGGGTCTTCGACCCAAGGTAAGCACCGTCGATGAGTGGCTTTCTGGCGACATTCGAGAGGATGTTATCGGTGCACTCGAACAGGGAGCCTCAAAGGTAGACGACCCAGTGATTCTGGCCGTCTCCTCGGAAGGAACCATCCGCAATGCGGTGGGCGACACCATGAAGATGGAGTTGCTCAAAATACTGAAGGGCGAATACGTTGCTCCTCACATCTCAATCTTCTACTACCGACTTGACGACATCAAGGAAGTAGCAGATCCTGCTATGTGGGTCAAAGCTCAGCCAAACATCGGAATCACTGTGAGCTATGATCGATATCAGCAGGACGTCGAGCGAATGGAACAGGCTCCAGCTGCTCGAAACGACATCCTCGCCAAGAGGTTCGGGATCCCCATGGAGGGATACACGTACTTCTTCACCTACGAGGAGACTATCCCGCACAGGAAGAATACCTTCTGGAACATGCAGTGCGCTATGGGCGCTGACTTGTCTCAGGGCGATGACTTCTGTGCGTTCACCTTCTTGTTTCCACTCCGAAATCAAGCATTCGGCGTAAAGACTCTCGCATACATCTCCGAGCTGACTCTAATGAAACTGCCAGGGGCTTTGCGACAGAAATACGACGAATTCATCAAAGAAGGAACCCTTCGAGTCATGGAGGGAACCGTCTTGGACATGATGGAGGTCTACGAGGATCTGGACCAGCATATCGCTGACCAGAAGTACGACGTCTCGGCATTCGGGTTCGACCCATACAATGCTAAAGAGTTCGTCACTCGGTGGGAGCAGGAGAACGGCCCATACGGTATCGAGAAAGTAATCCAGGGCGCAAGAACGGAATCTGTGCCCCTCGGGGAACTGAAGAAACTGGCATCAGAAAGAATGCTCATATTCGACCAGAAGCTCATGTCTTTCACCATGGGTAACTGTGTCACCCTCGAGGATACCAATGGTAACCGCAAGCTACTGAAGAAACGTTCAGAAGAAAAGATCGACTCAGTGGCTGCTCTGATGGATGCCTTCGTGGCATACAAAATAAACAAGGAGGCATTCGAATGAGCGAGGAGGTGAAATGGGTATAGGAGATCGATTGAGCCATGCCTGGAACGCTTTCCGCCGAACCCCGGACAAGAAGAACTTCACTCCCGAGTATGGAGCGTCATTCTTCGGCAATCCGAGCATAAGTTATCGCCCGGTCGTCGGAGACCAGACTATCGTCACGAGCATCTACAATCAGATCGCTATTGATGTGGCGAATGTCCCGATCCGGCACGTAAAGACCGACGACAATGGCAACCTCAAGAGCTACTACAACAGCTACCTTGATGATTGCCTTTCGCTGAGCGCGAACATCGATCAGACAGGCCAGGGATTCTTTCAGGATCTAGTGCTGAATCTGTTCGAGGAAGGCGCCGTAGCCATTGTCCCTGTCGACACGGATGTCAATCCTGATATGACTCAGGGCTATGATGTCAAGTCGATGCGTGTCGGATCAATTATGGACTGGTATCCCCGGCATGTCCGGGTCGAGGTGTACAACGACCAGACTGGACAGCGCGAACAGCTGACTCTTGAGAAGGACTTCGTCGCCATTGTACAGAATCCTCTGTACAGCGTGATGAATGCTCCAAACTCAACACTTCAGCGACTAACACAGAAGCTCCATCTTTTGGACGCTATCGACAAGCAGTCTGGATCCGGAAAGCTGGACATCATCATTCAGCTTCCATACGTCGTCAAGACTGAACTGAAGCGTCAGCAGGCTGAGGCACGTCGCAAGGCGATCGAGGAACAGCTCGCTGGCTCTCAATATGGAATTGCCTACACCGATGGTGCGGAGCGAATTACTCAGCTGAACCGTCCATCAGAGAACAACCTCATGAGCCAGATTCAGTGGCTAACTACTCAGCTGTACAACCAGCTTGGGATGACGGAGGATGTCTTCAACGGCAAGGCTGATGCTCGACAGATGCTGAATTATCAGAACCGAACAGTCCGTCCAGTTCTGAAGGCGATCACCGATGCCCTCACCCGGACATTCCTCACCAAGACTGCCCGAACGCAGAAGCAGCGGATCATGGCGATTGAGGATCCGTTCCTGAACGTCCCGCTCGAGGAAATGTCCAAGCTTGTCGACTCGGTCAAGAGGAATGAGATCGGTACAGCTAATGAGCTTCGACCGAAGTTCGGCTGGCCTCAGTCCGAAGAGGAGACGGCGAATCAGTTGGTGAACTCCAACATCAATCCTATGGGTGAGGAACAACCGCCTGGTGAAGATCCAGTCGAGGATGTCCCTGCCTCGGAGGTACCAATTTCCGAACTGATGGAGAGTAGTCAAAATGGCAGTTAAGTGCGACTTTTCTGGCTACGCCACGAAGAACGACGTTCGGTGCTCGGACAACAAGGTCATCCGGCACGGGGCATTCGCGGCGTATGATGGAAAGACTGTACCCTTGGTCTGGCAGCACAAGCATGGTGACGTTGAGAACGTCCTCGGGCATGCCGACCTTGAGGTTCGAGATGATGGGGTTTACGCCTACGCCCATCTGAATAACACCGATCGTGGCCGGACCGCCCGAGAGATGGTCAAGAACGGCGACATCCGAGCGATGAGTATCTACGCCACCCACGTCAAGGCTCGTGGCAATGATGTTGTCCACGGTGAGCTTGTCGAGGTGAGTCTGGTTCTCCGAGGGGCCAATCCTGGTGCCCTCATTGACCAGGTTTCCATCGAGCACGGCGATGACGGTGACGAGATTGAGGCTGTCATCTACACCGATGAGCAGCTGGACTTCGTCTCTCATGGAGATGAGGAAGAGGACTTCGAGGCGGAGGAGACGGATGACGTCGAGCACGCTGAGGAGGATGAGCCTGAGGCTGACGATGCTGAGGGCGACGAGGACGACCCCACTCTCGGGGAGATCTTCGACGGAATGACTGAAGAGCAGAAGACGGCGGTCTATGCCATCGTCGGACAGCTTGTCGATTCCGTAGACGAGGAGGCGGAGGAGTCTGAGACCGAAGAGGCTGAAGACACCGCCCATTCCGACACTACTACCGAGGAAGATGACTTGGCTCACAAGAATGTGTTTGAGGGCTCCGCTGACACGAAGGAGCTCCCTGTTCTGACCCACTCTCAGATTGAGACCATCTTCGAGGACGCAAAGTCTTGCGGTTCTCTGAAGGAGGCCATTCTGTCGCACGCTGATGCCTATGGTATCAAGCAGATCGAGACCCTCTTCCCTGAGGTCAAGGATCTGTGGAACACCCCTCAGTTCATCAAGCGCAAGACTGAGTGGGTAAACGAGGTCGTCGGCGGGGCTAAGCACTCGCCCTTCTCTCGTATTCGTACTCGCTTCGCTGACATCACTGCGGACGAGGCACGTGCTCGGGGTTACGTCAAGGGCACGAAGAAGGTTGACGAGGTCTTCACGCTGCTCCAGCGGTCGACCACCCCGACTACTATCTACAAGAAGCAGCGGCTCGATAGGGATGACATTATCGACATCACTGACTTTGATGTCGTCTCCTGGATCCGTGGCGAGATGAAGATCATGCTCGAGGAGGAGCTCGGTCGAGCTGTCCTCATCGGTGATGGTCGTGATATTACCGCCACTGACAAGATCAAGGAAGAGAACATCCGCCCGATCTACAAGGAGAATCCGCTCTACGCGCCTCGTGTCATCCTTGCTAAGCAGACCACGCTTGAGGATGTCCTTGACTCCATCGTCCGTGGTCTGGATGACTATGAGGGTACTGGCAATCCAGTCTGGTTCGCCGAGCCTCACATTGTCACAGAGATCATGCTGCTGAAGGACAAGATGGGTCACCGTCTGTTCCGTAGCGTTGCCGAGCTGGCTGACTATGTTGGCGTCTCCAAGATTGTCAAGGTCCCGCTCATGAAGGGTCTGGAGCGTACCTCTACCAAGAACGGTAAGCTCGAGGCTCTGGGCATCATTGTCAACATGTCTGATTACACCATTGGTGCGGACAAGGGTGGTCAGCTCTTCGCGGCTGAGGACTTCGACATTTCCTTCAACCAGTACCACTACCTCTTGGAAACTCGCCTCTCCGGTGCGCTGACTCAGCCTAAGTCGGCCATCGTTGTGGAGCGCAAGACTGAGGACGGAAACGTCGTTCTGGAGCCGTGATAGATGGCCAAATTCTTCGGTGAGATAGGATTTGCAACTCAGGTCCAGACCGAGCCGGGAATTTGGGAAGATAAGATCATCGAGAAGCAGTACTATGGCGATGTCTTCCGTGAAGCACGTCGCTTTAGTGGCAGGGGTGAGATTCTGGGGAGCATCAACCTCAGTAACCAGGTCAGCGTTATTGCGGACGGCTTTCTGACCGATAATGTACAGAATCTCAGATACATTCGCTGGATGGGGGGACTTTGGAAGATCTCCTACGTGGAGCTGAAGTTCCCCCGTCTGGTTCTCGAGATTACGGGGGTGTATAATGGACCGACGCCTAGCTCTCCATGAGAAGCTGGTTGAGATCCTCGGGTCGGATAAGGTCTATTACCAGCCACTCCCGTCAGTAAAGCTTTCATATCCTTGTATAGTGTATGAGAGGCACCCGGGCGATCCGATGTTTGCAGATAATCTGAAGTACATCAAGGCAAACCGATTCCAGGTGACCCTGATCGCCCGTCATCCCGAAGACCCGACAAGGACAAAGATCGAGGATCTTCTGTTCAGCCGTCATGAGTCCAGACTTGTGGCGGACAACCTCTATCACGACATCTTTGACGTCTACTATTAGGAGATATTATGGGAGCTCTAGTCTGGGACAAGACTGGTGAGCGCCGTATTGAGACTGGTGTCGACCACTGTGCACTCTACGTGTACGACCCGTCCACCAAGACCTACGGCAAGGGCGTTGCTTGGAATGGTATCACCACCATCTCTGAGAAGCCCGATGGCGCTGAGGCTACCGACCTCTACGCTGATAACATTCTGTACCTGTCGATGCTTTCAGCAGAGAAGATGAAGGCCACCATTGAGGCCTACACCTATCCCGATGAGTTCGAGGTCTGTGATGGCTCCGCTACTCTGACGAAGGGTGTTAAGATCGGTCAGCAGGACCGTCTGGCTTTCAGCCTTGTCTACCGCACAAAGATTGGCGACGATGCGGCGGGCCAGGACAAGGGCTACAAGCTCCACATCCTGTATGGCTGCAAGGCCTCTCCGTCCGAGAAGGGCTACAAGACGGTGAATGACTCTCCTGAGGCGATCTCGTTCTCTTGGGAGCTGTCCACCACTCCGGTGAACGTGTCCGGTGCCAAGCCGACTTCCTCGCTGACGATTTCGTCTCTTGATGTCGACCCTGGCAAGCTCAAGACTTTCGAGGCTAAGTTGTTTGGTTCCGACGCCGGTCAGGGCGGAGCTACGGCTACTGAGCCTAAGCTCCTGCTGCCTGATGAGATCAAGGCCCACTTCGCAGGCTGATATACCACACCGGGGGCTCAGAGACCTAGATTCCTGGGCCCTCGGTGCCTGCAATGCTTATAGTTTCTATCCCAGATATCGACGGGTTTGACGAAGAAACTGGAACATTCGTCTCCCTTCCTGGCGGAATCTTGCATCTGGAGCACAATCTGGTCGCGTTGTCAAAATGGGAGGCAATTACCCATAAACACTTGATCGGTAATGACAAAGTCACTGATGAAGAGATGGCACTCTACATTAAGTGCATGATCACCGATGAAGAGTACGACCCGTCGCTCCTGGATAGGATCCCTCCATCTGAGGTTCAACGTATCAGCAACTACATGGCTGATACAATGACCGCAACCACTGTCCTAGAGACAGGAAATGGTTCTGGATCTGGTGAGTACATCTCATCTGAGCTCATCTATTACTGGATGATCGCTTGCCAGATCCCATTTGAGTGTGAGACATGGCACATCAACCGTCTGCTCACACTCATTCGGGTTTGTAATCAGAAGAATCAGCCAGATAAGAAGATGTCCCAGTCCGAGATCATGGAACGGAACCGGGCACTCAACATGGCCAGGCGGGCTAAGCTTGGCTCGAAGGGATGATTATGGGAAAGCACGAAGAGTTTCCTGACGAGGCATTCGCCCCTCAGGCTCATATCGGCACTGACCCTATGGAAGACAAGGACATTCATGTGTCCCAGACTACTGAGGTGATGCAGTGAGCGTTGCACAGCAGGTCCTCGCTCGCGCCGCTGCGAGGATTGGTTATTATGCCCCTAAAGACCATGATCCCGGTTCCGAAGCAGGCCGCTACTGGGCCGCTCGAACAGGTCAGCAGTGGCTTGCTGGACCGTCCGACTCTGTGTGGTGGTGCATGCTCTTCGTTAGCATGTGTCTGGACGAGTGCGGACAGATTGACACTATTGGAGGCTTCTCCTTCAATACGGATTATACAGTCAACAAGGTGCGACAGCACCCCGACTCTTACTTCGTATCGGTTTACGACGCCGAACCGGGGGACATCGTCATCTTTAACTGGGACGGCGGCGGAACGGACCATGTTGGGTTCGTTGAGAAGAACCTTGGCGGGGGAACTCTTCAGACCATCGAGGGTAACACCTCTTCTGGGGCGTATGGTTCTCAGTCTGCTGGCAATGGCGTCTGGCGTCGTGTTCGCAGTGAATGTATGGAGTATGTGATTCGTCCTGCATACTCCGACTCCGGAGACGCTGGAAGCTCTGCCGCCTCTTCTGGACCAGCAGACATCCGTGCACTCCAGCAGGCAGTCCGCGCTACCCCCGACAACGTCGCTGGACCCAACACCCGGGCTCGCTGCTATGCTCTTGCAGCTGCTTCTGCATGGGGCGGGCGCACCTTTCCATTCGGCGTTCAGTTCACGCAGTCCGTCGTTGGTACTGAGCAGGACGGGATTTGGGGTGACGCCTCGGAAGAGGCTCACGACGCAACCGTCGAGGCCGTCCAGGCCGCAGTTGGATCTGAAGTCGATGGGGTCTATGGCCCCGATACGAACACTAGGGTGAACTCAGCGCTGGATCGCGCTGAGCAGCCGTAGGAGGCAAATAAATGGCAGCGCCATACTGTACTCTGACCGGGACTATCCCTGGCGGAGAAAAGGGACGAGCTACTGTACGAATCGTCCCAGACGTTAAGGGTGCTACGGCTACCGTGGATGGTGCCGCGGTTGCAATGCGTTCGCATGAGGTTCGGACAGATCAGTCAGGTGCTGTCAATGTTGAGGTGCTGGCTCCGGGCACTGGAGTTACCCCCTCTGGTGCCTGGACCCACACCATCATTGTTGACTCACCTGAGGTCGACCTCGTCAAGCATGTGGCTCTTACTCAGGGCGGTACGATCGACATCATGGCCGCTACTCCTGAGGACGAGATTGCGCCTCTGCCTTTCGGTGGTGGCGGTGGGGGTGGAGGTATTGCCGAACTTCCGGCATACCTATCGAAGCGATCTCTTGATTCTGCATACCTTAGTAAGGAAACTGCGTCTCAGAAGTACTACACTAAGCAGGAGACAAACGTCGGTTTGTCTAGTAGGGTAAGCAATGAGACCTTCGCCGCATTTCGAAGCGAGACGGCCAAGAGTCTTAGTCCATTTAAACATGGAGACCGGTATTATTCTCCAATTACATATTACTGGCCCGACTATTACAAAGACGGTAAGCCTGGCCAGACGTCAAAATGGGCAGAAACACTCAAGTTTAGAGACAAACTTGGCTATGTGATTCTGAATCGGAATAGCGGAGACTGGACTGATTACGAGAAGGACTTCAAGCGTCAGGGAGAACTTGCTCTGGCCGCTGGCGCTAAGCGTCTATTGTTCTATGTAAAGACGCAGTATGGTGTGGCCAGTCTTGCTCATGACCATCCTGATCGGAATGGTGTTCCTAACCCTGACAAGTATACTCCGGAATACATCAAACAGCAGATTGCGCTCGCCAAAAAGTGGTATGGGGATCTTGTACAGGGTGTATTCCTGGACGAGATGATCAATGGCTGGGGTAACTCTTCTGACCGAATCCCCTGGTATCGAGTTCTTCTGAATGACATTCGGAAAATATATGGTCCCGAATTTGTCATCGGAGTGAATACTGGTACCAACATCTCCAAAGAAGTCTGCACCCTAGATTTCGACGTCTGTATGATGTTCGAAGGAACTGCTGAGAAGTTCTTGGAAGATAACGAACAGTCTCCGGTGCTACCATCCCACATGGCGGAGTACCCTTCGACTCGTTGGTGGGCTACTGTACACACCACAACTGAGTTCAACTACAAACAGGTCTTTTCTAAGGCCGACCGACTTGGTATCGCTCATCTTTACATCACAGATGGGGTCCTGTTCGAGGATCCCAATCGCGGTGGGCAATGGGAGCCTATTGGAAACCCATATGAGAATCCTCCATCAAAGCATATTCTTGATTTGGTTGTGCCGTGGCTTAAAGGATTCTTGCCTCTTCAACAGACAGTAAACGATCTTCCAAAGAATTTAGCACCTATTCCGCTCCAGCCCGGTCGATTTGTTCCGACAGTTGGATTCTTTGGAGACTCTTGGTCGACCGAGTCCACAATGGGGCAAGGATTCAATCTCCCTGCATCTATTTCTCGGCTCCTCGAGTGCGCTCCGATGGTGAGTAGTGTCGACGGTAGTGGATTTGGATATTCTGCTTCAGGTAATGACAACTTCGAAGCTGATTATCGTATTGATGCGATTTGTGCATCTGTTCCCAATCTCATTGTTACTATCGGATCGCTGAATAGTGACAAAGTCGTAGATAATGGTGATGTCAATGGCACTAAGATTACCGAGGCCGTCAAGACATTTGTAGAAAAGGTTCGAAAGAAGCTTCCAAATGTCCCGATTGTCATGGTTGGACCCGAGCCTTCTGCGGTGAGCCGGCTTCTATCCAAGTCGGCACATGTGAATGTCAAAGCTCAAAAGGCGGGTGTCGAAGCCGCTGGAGGACTGGCCAACGGAATCGCATTCGTTGACTGGCTAGGTGTAGCCGATAGGCAAGCCGTTCCTTGGCGAGATGGTCGCGCCTGTGCCGAAGGCGACATTGTCGTCTACAAAGGTGTCGCATACCGAGTAACTAAGACGTGGGTTCCGCAGTCTGGTATCACACCGATCTCAGAAGGGGTTCCTACTATTCAGGTTTCTGACGTTCTGTCTGGAACTGGGAATGTCAATCGTCCTCAAGGTGACGGAACAAGAGACACTCTGATTCTTGGGGACGATACGCATCCAACAAAGATAGGGTCCGTGGCTTTTGGTTCTGCTGCGGCATATCGAATTGCCGATGCTGTCAATAAACTTACCCCGTGGCTGAAAAAGCAAGGGGCGGTTAAGGTCATTGAGTCTCCTGTTACACCACCTGCACCCAAACCTAATAGGCTACCTGTGATGGCATGGCTCCAAGGTGGATGGGGTAAGGCTAATCGAGTCGCATATTCGCTCGATGAACTCAAAGCTGTTGCTGCACTTAAGCCCGATCAGATTGCATTGCCAATCCAGTCCACAGCAGATCCAGATGATTCTGCTGTCGGTATTCCACAGCATTACAAGGAGGGCAAGGAGTTCTCGCAATACGGGCTTCAGACCATTCGCAATGATGGCGTGAATGCGGCAGGTATGATCGAGGCTCTTGATACCTTAGAGGCCTCTGGTACTGCAGTTCTACCCAATATTCGCAATGGGCTTATCGACAGTGATGCCCAATGGTATAGTTCCTCCGATGGTAAGCTTCTGCCAATTCTTCTCAAGCGAACTGGGAAGCTGTACTTCGTTATCCATGGCCGAGGCCAGAATAAGCTTCGTGAGATCATGACGAAGGACTATGCTGGCTTTAAGCGTGTTTCTGACAGTACAGATGGACCTGCGGACTGGCAGATCTCTGACGTCAAAAGAGCTAATCTCGGAGTTCTCCCTTCGGGGATGACTGGTGAGTCCTGGCAGGCAGCCAAGAATGCATACCCTGAGGGCGTATGGGTTCTAGTTGCAAGTAAGGATGATCAGGCAGCGGCCGAGTCCTCTGCGAAGGCAGTCAACATCAAGATCGTCGGATGGGCAGTCTCTACTCCTGAGGCATTTGCCGCCATTAAGTAAGGAGAATCATGATCACGATCGAGAGCCAGGGAGACTGGAAACTCACCAGGAACTGGTTTGACAGAATGACGAAGTTAGACCTGGCTCTGATCATGAATCAGTTCGGCAAGGAGGGGGTTTCTGCTCTCAAGGCGGCGACCCCCTCCAGTTCGGGTGAGACGGCAGCTAGCTGGAACTACGAAGTCACCAGAACTGGCGAGAACTGGAAAATAACCTGGACAAACTCACACGTAAACAACGGCGTAAACATCGCCATCATCTTGCAATATGGCCACGGAACTCGCAATGGCGGGTATGTCGTCGGCCGAGACTACATCAATCCCGCTATCAGGCCTGTGTTTGACAAGATAGCAAAGAAGGCCTGGAAGGAGGTCACTAAGTAGTGGCAACTATTGACGAGCGGGTAGTCTCGCTCAAGATGAGTAACAAGCAGTTCCTGTCTGCCATCAAGGAATCTGCGTCCGGAATGGACAAACTCAAAGAGTCCTTGAAGATGGACGGGGCCGCCGATGGCCTTTCTCGAATTGGTGAGATAGCAAAGAACACCACTCTTGGTGACCTTGCTAATAAGGCCCTCGAGATCGGCAAGAACATGACCGTCATGCAGGGCATGGGGCTTGCGGCATTTGGCGGAATTGGTGCCGCAGCACTCTCCGCTGGCCATACCATCATGTCTGGCTTCTTTGAGACGATCAAAGATGGCTTTAATGAGTATGAGCTCAAAATGAGAGCAATTCAGACCATTATGGCCAACACTGCCGAGAAGGGGACCACCCTCACTGAGGTGAAGGCGTCCCTCGCTGAGCTGAACACGTATGCTGACCGCACTGTATACAGCTTCAGCGACATGACTAATGCCATTGGTCTGTTCACGGCAGCCGGTGTGGATCTTCAGACCTCTGTGAATTCCATCAAGGGTCTATCCAACTTGGCAGCAGCTTCTGGCTCAACTGCTCAGCAGACGGCCACTGCATACACTCAGCTTTCCCAGGCCATTTCGGCAGGCGTGGTCCATCTCCAGGACTGGAACTCGCTGGTGAATGCCGGTATGGGCGGTGAGTCCTTCCGGAACGCCCTAATCGAGACCTCTCGAATGATGAACACTGGCGTTGATGCTGCTATTGCAAAGCAGGGAAGCTTCCGAGAGTCCCTCAAGGAGAACTGGCTTACTGCTCAGGTGATGACCACCCCCCTGACCGCCATGACGAACGACCTCTCTGAGGCTCAACTCATGGAGATGGGGTACTCTGAGGAACAGGCTGCAAAGCTGAAGCTGTTTGCCAGCAATGCCTTCGACGCCGCTACTAAGGTTCGTACATTCAGCCAGCTGATCGACACGACTAAGGAAGCAATCGGCTCTGGATGGGCGGATACATTTGAGATTCTCTTCGGTGACTTCGAAGAGGCCTCCGATCTCTTCACTCATATTAGTGACTGGCTCGGGGCTGTTATCTCAGACAGTGCGAGGGCTCGCAATGGCTTTCTCCAGATGTGGAAGGACATGGGCGGTCGCAAAGACTTGATCCAAGGGCTTTCGAATATCTTTGACGCCATTGTCAAGGTACTTGGTCAGATTGGAACGGCCTTCCAACGAGTCTTCATGAATGTTGGGGCCGAATCTCTTGTGAGGGTAACAAAGGCCTTTGCCGACTTCACATCAAAGCTTATCATCACAAATAACTTTGCCGATAAGCTCGAATGGACATTTACTGGTCTGTTCTCCGTGTTCCACATCTTCGCCACCGTCATTGGGGAAATTGCGCAAGTTATATTCACAGTTGCTGCGCATATTGTTGGGGCTTTCTTCCCTGCTGTGGCAGGAATTAACTCTGGCATTTTCCAGGTAACGAAGGTAATCGGCAAGGCGATCTACTGGTTCGATCAGTGGTTCACCAAGCTCGATCTTGGTGGAAAGGTGCTTAAGCTGCTTCTTCCGCCGATCGACCTTGTCGGCAAGGCAATCAAATGGGTTGTCGAGGCTATTCACAGTTTCATCATGTGGATCGACTTTGGTGGTAAAGTAGCCAAAGTCGGAGATTCTCTAAAGAACCTGGCATCAAAGTTTGGTCTTGTCAAGGAAGCGCTTAAGAACTCTGTCGTTGGTCAGCAGTTCACTGCCGCGATGGACTCATTCCACAATGGTATTGACAAAGTTAAGACAAAGATCAATGAGTTCGCTACGAGTGTTGGAGACAAGCTGAAGGCGAAGCTTACAGCTAGTAAGTCTGCTCTGTCGAACTACTTCAAGGGCTTTAACTTCGGCGACATGACCTCATCTGAGGCTGTGGTTTCTGCTCTCGGTGAAGCCTTTGATAAACTCGGCAACAAGCTAAAGATCTCAGAGAAAGTCGAGTGGCTCAAGGAGAAACTCGTCGAGCTTAAGAACGAGATCATCGAAGCGTGGCACGTTGTTCAAAATAGCAGTGCCTGGGACAAACTTGGCGATGCTTTCGCTAAGGCCGGCGACAAGGTTAAGGGTCTAGCTAAGTCCTTCCAGGAATGGGTCAATGGTCACGGCCAGGTAAAGCAGGCAGCCCAGGAGGCAGCGGGTGCTGTGGCTGGGGTTGGGACTGCTACTGCTCAGGCTGCTAAGGATGCGGGGCAGGCAGCTAAGCAGAACTTCATCCTCAAGTGGATGGACGACATTAAGCGCATGGCCGACCAGCTTCACCTCCCCGAGATCTTCGAGAGCATCAAACAGAAGCTCATCGAGATCAAAGAAGCCTTCCAGACTGAGATCGGACCCAAGATCAAGGAGGCTGCCAGCAAAGCATTTGGTGGAATTGGCGATGCTGCGTCCAAGGCCAATGAGAATCTGAAGTCCTATGACATGGGCAAGATCATCATGACTATCCTTGGTGGTGGAGCAATTGTAGCCATCACTCGGTGGATGAACTCCTTCAAGGAGAACTTCGACAAGATCGGAGGCCTTGCGGATAAGCTCAAGGAGTTCTTCGGCAAGCTCACTGAGACTCTCGATGCCTTCATCGAGCAGATCAAGGCCGAGGCACTTAAGCAGATCGCCATCGCACTCCTGATTCTTGCTGGTGCTCTTCTTATCATGGCTCTGATCCCATTCAACAAGCTCGTCAAGGGACTAGTGGCCTTAGGTATCTTGTTCAAGGCAATGTCTGAGTCCTTGAAGGAGCTCGAGAAGCGGGATGCTGACAAACTTAAAGGTATTGCTGGTGTTCTGACACTACTTGCAGTCGGCATGGTTATAATGGCTGTAGCGGTTAAGATGCTTGGCAACATGGATCCGGGTGCAGCACTACAGGGTGTCATTGCTCTTGCGATAATTCTAAAGGTGCTAACCGGCTTCATGGATACTGTCCAGAAGAATGCCAAGAGGGTGAAGCCCAGTGCTGGAATTCTTATGGGGCTAGCCGTATCTTGTGTGATTCTTGCTGGTGCGGTCTACATGCTTGGATCGATGGATAGCGGAAAGGCCATCCAGGGCGTTATTGCATTGGCGGCCGTTATCGGTCTCCTCACGGGCTTCATGTATGTAGTTAGTAAGGATCAGTCCATGGGTAAGGGCGCGGCAGTCCTTATGGGGCTCGCTATCGCCTGTAATATCCTAGTGTCTGCAATATGGATGCTAGGAACCATGGATACTGGTAAGCTCATGCAAGGCATGATCGCAGTCACTGTTCTCATTACTGAGCTGTCTGTGGCTATGGCAATCGCAGGACGGACCAACCCTAAGGGTGCCGCAGCAATTATGTCTATGGCTCTTGCCGTGACAGTCCTCGTCGGGGCAGTCTATATGCTGGGGAATATGAACGTGGCAACTCTGGCCAAGGGGCTTATCTCTCTAGCTGCCGGTCTTGCTATCCTGGCTATTTCGATGGCAGCAGCAGATGCGTTCAAGGATGGAGCAGTTGCTCTTGGTATTGCTTCAGTATCCTTCATAATTCTGTCAAATGCCCTCAAGCAGCTGTCCACTCTGTCTTGGACAGAGTTGGCTATCGGTCTGATTGGTCTAGCTGGTGGGTTCGCTATACTACTGGTAGCTGCTTTCGTTGCCCAGATGGTGGCCCCAGGTCTGATTATCCTTACTGCTGCTCTGCTGGCACTAGGCCTGGCCCTTCTTCCGATCTCGATTGGTCTTGCGGCCTTTGCAGCAGTTCTAGGTATTTGTGCCACCACTGGTGCCGCGGCATTCCTAGTTCTGGGCGAAGGGCTTAAGCAGCTCGGTGCAATTCTACCTCAGCTGGCAGTCGACCTGGCTAATGCAGTTGCCAGCTTCATCATCACTCTAGGCGAACAAGCACCGGCTATGGGAGTTGCTATGGCCGAGCTGCTCGGAGCGATCATCTTTGCTATCAATGCCAATATTCCGGGTATTGTGCAGATGCTGTTCATCCTCATCAGTGCTATGCTCACCGAGCTGGGTAACCATGCTTATGAGTTCGGCTCTAAGGGTGCAGAGATCCTGGCGGACTTCCTCCAGGGTATTGCCGATAACATGGGCAAGGTCATTGATTCCGCCACAAACCTGATCATCAACTTCCTTGATGGTATTGGCAACAATGCTGGACGGATCATTGATAAGGCGGCGTGGACGATTCTTAAGTTCCTTGAGGGTGTTCGAGATGCCATCATCAAGTACTCTCCGCGATTCCGCAAGGTCGGTGGAGAGATTGCTTTGGCTATCATCGATGGTTGTACATTCGGTATCGCCAGCAAGGCTTGGAAGATCGGTTCTGAGCTTGTGAAGGGTGCTAAGAACGGTATTCAGCAGCTGAAGAACTCTCTTGGTATCCACTCACCTTCTCGAGTCATGATGGAGATTGGTGGATATATCGGAGACGGTCTTGCTATCGGTATTCGTGACCAGCAGGAGACCATTGCTGAGGCTAGTACCAGTATGGGCAAGACGGCATACGACGCCATGTCTAAGGCTCTTGATGGAGTCAATGACCTCATCGAGAACGATCCGTCTTACAAGCCGGAGATAAAGCCCGTTCTGGATCTATCTGAGATGCAGAAGCAGGCAAGTGGCATTGGGAACATGATGCCGGCAATTGGTGTCACGGCTCAGGCTGCAAATAGCGCTCGACCGACGATTCCGCTTGATGTCGACACTTCTGACAAGAACAGTCAAAATGGCGTCACAAACATCACTTTCAACCAGACCAACAACTCGCCTGAGGCTTTGGACGCGGCAACTATATACCGCCAGACCAAGACTCAGCTAGCAATGGCAAAGGACAAGTTGACACTATGATCTCAGAGATCTCGTCCACGACTGAGTCGGGGGAACGGCTTACAATTAACCTCAGTGACCCCTACTCGTCGGGGATCGCGGTCAAGGAGATTACTGGTCTGGGGCCCGTCAAGGCTGATATCAGTATGGACCGATATGCCTTGATTGATGGCGCTTTCCTCAAGGGGGTCAGGGTTGGTACACGGAATGTTGTTCTGACTCTGATCCCCTGGGGGGAGGACATTCAACAGCTCCGGAGGAAGTTGTATCAGTACTTCGGAGTATCAGAGACCATCTCCCTTGAGGTGATCACCGACTGGGTAAGCGCTAAGTCTGACTTTATTGTGGAATCAGTTGAGCCAAACATCTTCTCAGAGAGACAGGAAATTCAGGTTTCCCTTATCGGGTTGGATCCATACTGGAAGGCCTCCTCTTCTCAGATTCAGAAGGTTGTCGGGTTTAATGATACAGTTCCACTATTCGAGTTCCCATTCTATTCAGAAGGGAACCACAAGCTGGTATTCGGTGACATGACAAATAGCACCGGCAAAGACATCCGATATCTCGGAGATGCTCCTGCCGGGGCTACTATTACCTTCGATTTCTTTGGCACTGTCGGGAACCTCATCATCTCGAATACTACACATGACGAGACGATGTCTATCTCCAAGGCTGGGCAATTCTATGCTGGAGAACAACTAGTTGTCGATACTAGGCAGGGAAAGAAGACTATTACTCACAATGCCGGAGGCAAGTCATCCTTCATCACAGGAGTTCTTGCTCCGGGAAGTAAGTGGATTCAGATGCATCCTGGAATCAACACTATTGCTCTACAGTATGCTGGGGGTAGCGAGGACATGAGTGTTTCGATCGCATACGAGAGTCTTTATCGAGGAATCTAATGCACTTATTTTACACAAGTAAAGACGACTTCACTAACGATAAGCGCGAGATTCCTAATACATTCATCTCTTTGAACTGGACTGAGCGTGCTTATGAGTATGGATCGTTCGAGCTCCAGGTATATTCGTCGTCCTCATATCCGGAATACTCACTCGGGAACTTCCTTACCCGGGATGATACCGAGTATGTAATGATTCTTGAGACTGTCGATATCAAGCAGATCGACAGCCAGGTATATCTGCACAAGTATAGTGGACGATCTCTTGAGAGTCTCTATGAGTGGAGAGTTCAGCAGCATCGTAATTGGGTTGAACCAGACTCCGAGGGAAAATTCAATGCACAGATGACGGCCGAGATTATTGCCCATCGAAACTTTGGGGATCAGGCAGCAGAAAACCGTCGCCTTCCAAATTTCCATTTCCATAGGAACGACAAGGTGTCTCAGCTCGCCTACGTCAATGACACTGGGAACAAGCTTCAAGATGGTAAGTGGATAATTTATGATCGGGATTATGTCTCGGTCATGTTCAAGAACGTGATCTCCGCCTGCAAGCCCAATGGGTATGCGATGTTCTACCGAGTTAAGCTCGAGAATGGTGGGTATCACACATATTTAATGGCACCCCATCTTATCGAGACGATCACCCTGGCCGAGGAGAATGACAACTTCAGTGACTTCGAATCTGTCCAGAGTATTGTAGACGCAAAGAGCACCATCTATGAGATCTGGGATAGTGGTGATGTAGACCTTCTATGGGTCGCCGACGGGTCTACGCACACCAGAGAGCATACCATCCGCACAGCGAATCCTATCGATCGACGAGAAGTACTATGGGACAATACCCAGATCCACAAGCCCTACAAGGCTGAGGACTGGAAGAAGCTGACAGAACAGCAGAAAAAATTTATCAACTCTCTTAGCGAGGTCTGGTATCCATTCTGGGTTCTTGACGCCATGTTCCCGAAGTACTCGCCGATCGAGCTGGTGTCTGGCAAGATCGACAGCTTCTCAAATGTCCAATTCCGAACTGGCTTTGATGTCGGTGACATTTTCTACTACGTTCCAACCGGCCGTGGAAACCGACCAATCGAGGCACAACTGACCGAGATGACTGAGTCTTGGTCTGCTGATGGATTCTCTCAGGTCCCTACCATTTCCATGACTTCTCGAGGTAAGTGGAACGGCGACAGCTTCAGAATTGACTTTGACCGCAAGGGTCCGGGAGAGGTTATTGTGCCTCGAGAAAGGAGTTAACCTATGCCTATTACTAGTGGGTTCTATAACTCGGTAAATGGCGACCGCGTCTATTATGCGGATCAGTTCGGATCATTGTTCGACGGCATCATTGCCGAGGGCGTTTTTCCGAATGTCGGCGACAAGTTCTTTGTTCGCCCTGTTGGAAACAGTATGGGTGTCTATGTCGGCGCAGGAAAGGCTTGGTTGAATAAGCGCTGGGTCGAGAATGCGGGAGATGAGACGCTCACTATCCAGGCAGCGAATGCTTCTCTTGACCGAGTCGATGCCGTGGTCCTGACTGTGGACTCGTCAAAGGCCGTTCGTGGTGCTAAGCTCGAGGTGATTAAGGGTACTCCAGCAGCTACCCCTGTTCCTCCGCTCATCAGCAATGCTGGGGAGAAAAAGTCCTTCCTTCTGGCTACGGTTCGCGTCATCAAGAACAGCGTGAATATAAGTGCTGAGAACATCACTAACTTCGTGGGGTCTGGGGCTACCCCATACGTGAGTGGCCCCGTCAGCACGATCAACCTTGATGCGCTACAGTCGAAACTCCAGGGGGAGTTTGATACCTGGTTTGCTACCGTCCGTGACGCACTGGCGAATGCCGGGGGTAACACCTCGACTGACGTCGCCAACCTCAAGGCCAGTGATGCGGCTCAGAACACGAAGATTGCCGCCCTCGAGACTCGAGCCGACAAGATTGAGATCAACAATATCGATCTCAATAATAAGCTCGCGATCTCAAAGACCTTCTTCGAGATGGTGAATCGTACTAATGCCGGAACACACAACTCGCTATACCGAGGTGCATCTCTTGGTACGAGTGCTTCACAGTACATGAATGCGATCCGAACTGGAACATTCTCCGGCATGTATCTCGGTGACTACTGGACTTATGCCGGTGTCACATGGCGAATCGCGGCATTCGACTATTTCATGAATGTCGGTGGTACGCCAATCAACCAGCACCATGTGGTTGTGGTCCCGGATTCGTCGCTTTACAACAGCAACATGCACGTCACCGCACCATTCAAGGGATCATATCTGGACCACTCCATCAATAAGTCTGGTCTTATTCAGGCTGAGAGGATGGTTAAGTCTGCTTTCGGTGATGCGAATGTCATGAATGGCTGGACTCGAGTCTCGCAGGGCATTAACGATAATGGTACTGTTATCTCATACACATGGTACAACGTAACGGCCATGCTGCTTGACGAGCAAATGGTATTCGGGCAGCGGCTCATGGGAGCTGGGCCTATTGGCAATGCTCTGAACCTTGGTCAGCTTCCGGCGTTTGAGAAGAACCACGAACTGATCACCCGTGGATACGATTATTGGCTTCGTGATCGCGCCCAGGCGAATACGGCAGTATATCTTAAGGCGAACGGCGAGATCTCAACTGCTCCACTTAATTACGGAATGGGCATTAGGCCATATTTCTTGATCGGTTAAAATGACACACTTCGGTTTCAGTCCATTCTTAGACTTGACTGTCGCAGTGTTTCTTGGGATATTTGGGTCCACTGGTTTCTGGGCATTCGTCCAGAAGAAGCAGGAAAAGAAGTCTGCGAACACACGGTTGCTTCTGGGGATGGCACACGACCGTATCGTCTACGTCGGCAAGACTTATATCCATCGGGGATTCCTAACCCTTGACGAGTATGAGGACTTCATGAAGTATCTTGCCGAGCCGTATGCCGAGTTCGGTGGAAACGGTCTCGCTGAACGGATTGTAGACGAAGTCAAACGGCTCCCCGTGGTCCCCACCCCAAGACCTCCAGCTAAGAGGAAAAACGATGTCTAAGCATCTCAAGCAAGGAGAAATGATGCACAACAAGACGTACGATGTTCTGAAGTGGGTTGCACTCGTCTGCCTCCCTGCCACCAGTGCTCTTTACGTCACTCTGGCTGCCCTTTGGCACCTCCCGTTCCCGACCGAGGTCGCTGGGACGATCGCTGCGTTTGACACCTTCCTTGGTGTACTTCTCGGCGTCAGCTCCAACAAGTACTCGACTAACCAGCCCTCTGGGGCTCTTCATGTTTCCGAGGACCAGGGGATTCACGCCACCTTCAACCAGGGTGTCGGTGAGATGCTCCGAAATGGCAAGGTCACTCTGGATGTCAAGCAGGTCTAAGCGAGAAAAACCTGCCCTTATATGAACCCCTAGAAAGGAGCCCATCCATGAAGAACCCTGACCCCATTCAGCAGACAATTGAAGCTGCTCTGAAGGAGGCCGAGCTTCACGATCCTGCTAGTGAGGACTACACCACAATTGCTCGAAATGTCGAGACTCTTGCAAAAGCCAAAGCCCTTGGCGAGAGCAAGAAGCTCAGCAAAGACGCAATTCTCGGTGCAGCCACCTCTCTTGCGGGCATCATAGCCGTCCTCCAGTACGAGCGACTCGCAGTCATCAGCTCGAAGGCGTTCGGTTTGATCATGAAGGTTAAACCCTTCTGAGATTCGCCTGGTCCCCTGTGCTATACGCATGGGGGACTGGGCTTATCTTTTTTGCCTACGCGAGGAAATCTCAAGGTATATTGAAGACCCTACTCTGAAAGGAACCACCATGAACCTCAAGACCGCTTTCAACCTTGCAGCCTTTGCCACTTGCGCAGCCGGTTGGACTTTCTGCCACATCCGTGAGCAGCGAGCCAAGCGTCTGCTCGATGAGGCCTGGACCGCATGCTACGAAAACGACCAGGACTACATGGACACATTCCACCACCCTGAGAAGTGACTCAAGTTTATACCCCGACATGGGGTATAGGCTTTCGCGTAGAAAACGGGCTCTATATTGAAACCCGTCATAGAAAGGACACTCTCATGAACCTCTCTCCCGCCGCTGCACAGGCCGCCCTCGACTACGCCGAGGAGCTTGCTGCTACTGGACTGAGCTCGTCTGAGTACGACCACCTTTACCTCTGATACAAGTTCTAGATCCCGCCATGGGATCTAGGCTTTTCTTTTTTTGCTTAGTCACACCAGTCACAGGAGTCGCAGAAATAACACATAGTATATTGAAGACCCTATTACGAAAGGACACATCATGACCACCCTCCTTGCTCTTATCGTTGCCCCCTTCGCCATCCTCGGCATCATGCTGATCATCGGCGAACTCTTCGGCAAGAAGAAGCAGTGGAACTGATATCCATCACCACCTTCAGCCAAAGATCCCGCCATGGGATCTAGGCTTTTCTTTTTTTTCGCAAGCATAACTCGTATTATAATGAAGACCCTACCCTGAAAGGACAAGCCATGTCTTATCTCATCATCGGACTCTCGGTTCTCATCATCGCCCTCGCGGTGATTAACTACTTCTCGTTTGAGGAGGTACACCAGCTCAAGATGCAGCTGATTCGCCTCCGCAAGCGGAATTCTGATCTCCTCAGTGCGAACTACAAGAACCAGGATTTCATCGATGAGCTTGTGAAGACAAACCAGGCACAAGCCAAGAAGATCCAGGACCTCAAGAACCGTATCTCATTCTGATACGGAGCTATACCCCACCATGGGGTATAGGCTTTCGCGGAGAAATCCATGGGTATATTGAAGACCCTTAGAAAGGAATCATCATGACCTACATTGCCCTCGCTCTGATCACAATCATGGCCATCTGGTTTGCCGTTGCTCATGAAGAGCAGAAGTTCAAGACCGAACAATATCGACGTCTTGTCATTCAGCTCAAGAAAGAGAATGCAGCACTCAAAGATGATCATGTTGAGGAAGAGTTCATGCAACTTGCCATGAAGTGCTTCTCCAAGTGACTTCATCTCTATACCCCGACATGGGGTATAGGCTTTCCGCGAGAAAAACCATGCCTTATATGAGACCCCTCTGATTTGAAAGGACACACTCATGACTGAGACCACCGACACCCCCGTTGAGACCAACGAGAAGATCGTCGAGTTCAAGTTCAACAAGGACGCCCTCGTCTCCGCTGCCAAGCGCAACTCCAAGAAGTTGATTGCTGGTGCCGCTGTTATTGCAGCCGGTACCGCTCTCACCCTCATGGCGTTCCGCTCGGTTCCGGACGTTGACGAGCCCGAAGAGCTTGAGCACGACGACCTCGATGAGCTTGACGAGATCGAAGCCTCATCTGAGACCGAAGACTGAGACCTCATCCTATATCCCGAACCTGGGATATAGGCTTTTCTAAGGAGCGCACATGAAGTACTTTCTAGATGGTATATTTTTGACCATCTCTGCCAGCTTATGCTGGGTAGTGTGGGATGCTACTGCGGGAAATATCCTTTCTCAGCGAGTATTTCCTACCGCTGCTCTTGCGGGAATTCTAATTCTGACTGACATCTATCTACACATCATTGTTGACGACTGATCCGCGAGAAAAACGATGCGTATTATGAAGACCCTCCGTTTGAAAGGAAACACCATGACACGCATTGCCGTTTCGATCATCAAGACCATGACCTTCATTCTCGGAATTGTGCTTGCATCCTGCTTTATCGGCAGGGGGGGGGGGAAACCGGGGAAGGAAGTTGTTGGGGTTTAGCCGCGAGTCGT